GCAGCTCGGCAACGGACGCGTACATCTAGCCCTCGGCCTCGTCGATCGAGGCTCGCAGTTCGTCCTTGGTCATGCCGCCGTTGGCCGGCGAGATGTCGCGGCTGCGGGCGTAGTCGAGCAGCTCCTCTTTCGTCATCTCGTCCAGGCCAGCCTTGCCGGCGGGGGCGGCCTGCTCGGCCGCCTGGGTTCGGGCCTCCTGCTCCTCAGGGGTGGCCGGCTCGTCTTTGCGAGTCGTGCCGCCTTCGCCTTCGTCGGCAGGGCCCGACCCGTCAGGCCGGACGGCCTGCTGGTTGGGGTTGTCCATCGTGTCGGAAGCGTAGCCCTCGACGTCTTCCAGGACGCTGTCGACGTGGTCGGTCATGGCGTCTTGATGATCTCGGCCAGGCCGTTCGTCTCGACGACCAGCCATGTGTAGTAGCCCGCATACGCGACCTGGACTCCCAGGACGCTGGGCTCGATGACCTGCAGCGAACCGATCCTGTCCTCGTACACCTCGATCGCCGAGCTGGACAGCATCACGGACGAACCGGCCGTGAGACCTGCCGTCACGTAGACGGGGATGCCCGAGATCGACCCGACAGCGCCGGCGCCGAAGCTCGCGGCCTCGAAGCCGGTGCTGACCGCGTTCTGCGGGTTCACCGGGACGAACAGCGGCCCGTACACGCCCAGCTGGTCGGGCGGCATGAACAGCGCGACGCGGCCCTGGCCGGCGGTGGCGGCGTACACCTCGGCGGCGGCCTTCCAGATCGCCGCGTTCACCGCGGCCGACGTCGCAGCCCCGGTCGGGATCGTCGTCGACGTGGGTGCCGCGGCCTGGACGGCCGCACCCAACGCTGCCTCGGTGACGACGCCGTACTTGCCGGCGAGGTCGTTGATGACGATGTCCATGATCGACGGGGTCGACCAGTCGATGTCCTGCCTCGACACGTTGACGTAGCCGCCGTAGGTGTTGGCGGTGACGGTCTGCTTCGCGATCGTCATCTTCTGCGAGACCAGTTCGTTCTTCTCACCGACCGGCTGCACAGCCACGTTGGTGTGCTGCGTCACCTTCGGCCTGACCCACGAGTTGCTGGGGATCTGCCTGGGGCCGAGCCAGGTGGTCAGGGGCCGGGCGAAGTCGATGAAGTTGACGACCGGCTGCACGACCGGGGTCGGCAGCAGGCCGGGGTTGTCGGCCGTCGTCTGATGCGCGGCGGCACGGTTGTACAGCTCGAGCCGTTCCTTGTTCTCGCGGATGCCGACGGACGCCTTCCAGTAGTCCAGGGCGTACTCGCCGGCGCTGCGGTACTCGAAGTCGGGGGCCGGGTCGCCTTCGCCGATGTAGCGGGACAGCTCGGCGATCCGCTCACGCGAACCGTTGGAGATGCGGTGGGCCTCCTCGAGCGGCCCCATCTGCTCCTCCAGCTCCTTCTGCCGGTCACGAGACCTCGTGACCAACTCAAGCTCCTGGCTGGTCAGGTCGCGGCTGTCCTTCTCGGCGGACTCGATCAGCCCGTCGACGAACTTTGCTTTCTCTTCGGCCTCGGCTGCGAGCCGGGCCAACATCTGATCGGTGGGACGAGACAAGGGGAACCTTTCGTTGCGAAGTGAATGGACTCTTCGCCCTAGGGCTTGCGGTGCTTCCCCCGCCCCTTCCGGCCCACGCGGACTTACGGCTTTTGGCCTGCCCCTGTGGTCTACAACAGAAGTTCTGCGGCTTAGGTTGCCCCAGGAGAATACAGCCGGCCCAGGACGGAACGCAAGAGGCCGGGTTTCAGGCGGGGGCGGAGAGCACGAACTTGTACTGGAACGTGACGAGCAGCGTGGAGCCGTTCGCCGGTTCGGTGCCTTGCGGCGACCCGGCGTCGGTTATGACAGGGACAAGCCAGTTATCGACGGACGCGACGGGGGTGCCGGTCAGCCTGTAGCGGTGCCAACTGGTCGCCTGGTTGCCGACCTGCAGATAGATCAGATCGTCGGTGGTCATCAGTCCCAGGACTCGCCCGAAGTCGATGTTTCGGTAGTCGAGCCGGTGGATTCTCAGCTCGGTGGCCTGGGATGGCTGATCGTTGTTGACGCCGAGCCGGTTGGCGGCAATCGCCGCGCCGGTGGTTGCTGCGCTGAGCCAGTTCCACTCGGACGCCTGCCGGTCGGCGACGGTCAGCCCGCTCAGCGGCGGCGAAGTGCTCACCCGATCTGCCGCTCGAGCTGGCGGTACCGCTCCTCGGCCAGCATCGCCTTCACCTGATCCAGGTTCGGGGTGGCGGCTGTCCCGTCGGTCTTGTGACGGACAGCCAACACTCGGGCGCCCTCGTAGGCGGGCTCGGCGACCATCGCCACATGGCCCAGCCACGCTTTCGTCACCCGGACACTCGAGCGGGTCTCCCATTTCTCGCCATCCGGCAACGGCAGAAAACCGGCGGACGCGTCGAGCACGCCGTCGTTGGCGAGCTCGAGCGTCTCGGTGCCCAGATCGGTGTTCGAGATCCGTAGTTCGGCGATCAGGCCCTCTTTCCGGGATGGGTGGATGGCGACGGCTCGGCCGACGACCTTGTGGACGTCGTGCTCGCGGTTGACCTTGATCCGGCTGACGCGGCGTTGGATGCCGTCGAACGCGCCGGCCGCGATCGTCTCCTTCACCAGCACACCCTTCCGGTCGACCAATGCTTCCTCTTCGTAGGGGGCGACGATCAGCTCGATCGTCCGGTTCGGGAATGACACGTCGGCGACCGTGCTCGAGCGGAAATACAGCTCGCCTGTCGGTTCCATTGCGGCCTCCTCGGTCACGGTGCCAGCACCGGCCCGGCGATGACGCCCTCGGTTTTGGTGTCCAGCATCTCGGCCGCCCTGACCTCTTCCACCGACATGGCGCCCATCGCTACGAGGATCTGGGCGGTCTGTGCCCGCTCCAAAGGTGGCGGCTGGACATAGGCGTCCTTGTTGACGTCCACCGTGGTCTGTCTGGGTAGCAGCCACTCGCTGAGCCCAGCCATGACCGCGGTGGCGGTCGGCCGTAGACCGGATCGCCAGTGATAGTCGAACAGCGACGTTACGTTCGAGTAGGTCATCGAGTCGCCGCCGGCGGGCAGGCCGACCAGGAACGGCGGCACCCCCAACAACACCGCAATCCTCGAGTCGTTGAACTGCATCAGCTCCAACAGGGCCATGTCTTGGGCGTTCAGCTGGGTGGGCGTCCACTTCAACCCGCCACTGAGCACAGCCGGGATACCGGGGTTCAGTGTGCGCTGCGCCACCCAGTCGTTACGCAGCTGTTCGGCCTGGTCGGGGCTCATCTCCTCCGGTGCTTCGAGCAGGCTGGGCGGGATGCTCGAGGTGACGCCCCTCGCGTACCGGCTCAACACGGTGGCGTTGATGACGGCGGTCTGTCCGGCCTCGAGCGGCCCGTGGCCGTGCGCGTCATCGACGCTCGACTGGTAGCGGAGATGGAGCAGGTCGCCGGTGACGTCGACGCGGCCGATGAAGTAGCGGCGAAACCCGGCGTCCATCTCGACGTTGACCGCCCACGGCGGCACCACGTGGAAACGGGCCGGCCAGCCCGTCGAATAGCGGCCAGTCGCCAACACGAACGCCTCGCCGAGATACCAGTCCCAGAACAGCTGTTTGGCGAACTCCTCCCACGAGCTGTAAATGTCGGGGTCAGGGTTCCGCAGCCACTCGCTGTCGAGCGTCGGTGCGGCGTTGACCAGGTACGGCGGCATTGACGCCAGGATGCGGGCGTTCAAATCCACACAGGCCCAGGCCGTGTCGGCCAGCTGGTTGATCTGGCCCCACGCCGGCGTCTGCCACTCAGCCGGCCAACCCGACCAGGCCGACGCGACGATAGAAGGCGGTGGCGGCGAATACTGCGGCTCCGCCGCCGCCACCGTCACGCCATGCGGATCACCAGGATTCACATCCGGCGGCCCCACGGTGTTGGGGAAAGCTTCGGCCGGGGTGTTGTCGTTCGGGGTTTCTTCGGACGGCTGGATCGAACGCAACAGCAAGTCCGTGAAGCCCACGTTGGCTAACCAGACTACACCCGTTGCCGGATTGTGCAACTAACGCAAGAGGGCGGCCCATAGGCCGCCCTCCGCTTGGCCCGCGCCTTGGCCGCAAGCGCAGCGGGCCAGGACGGGCGCCGGGCTACCAAACGAGGCGCCCGCCATCATGGAGTCTCAGCCGTATAGCTGGCAGAGCCTCACCGACTTGTTCACCAACGCCTGTGACCGGGTCACCGACCGCGAGACCGTGTCGACCATGTATCGCATCGAGCTCGGCGTGTTGACGTACAGGAGCCTGACGATCTGGCGTAGCCGCCGAACCTTCGCGCTGATCCGGGGAACGTAGTAGCCGCACATCTCGCCGATCGAGCCTGAGTGTTGACCTGCGGTGGCGAGCCGGACGATCTGGCTGCTGATGCGCTGAGCCTCCCGCGTCAGCTGGAGCGCATAGGCGGGGTTGGACGCCTTCGCCGGCGGCGTGGTAACGGTGGCGGCGACGCAAGCGAGCGCCGCGAGGATGATGCTGATCTTGATCATTGGTAGCCCTTTCGTGGTAGCCCTCTTATTGCGTACACGACAGTAGACGAAACCCTGCCGGGATAGTTAGCGGACAGCCATCACCCGGGCCGGCCGGTGCGCGGCCAGCACGGCCCACACCACCGCCTTCACCAGATGCGCCGGGCCCGCAGCGATGACCAGGCCCGCCGGCGACTCGCGCACTTGGGTCTCGACGATCGCCGAATCGAGCTCGGTGGTGTCTTCGTGGGCCAGCATCTGGGTGGCGGCCAGGTCACGGAACACCGCCAACCCAGCGCGGGCTTCGGTCATCCCGACCGGCCTAGCCGCAAAGGTGCCGTCCCTGGGCACCCTGTCCAACAGACTCGCCCCCACGTAGAGCTCGCCGATGTGATGCTGAGCGTGCAACCGCTCCACATCCGCGATGGCCTTGTCCCAGTCCTGGGTCGTCCACCCGTCCACAGCTATGCGGCCGTCGTCCATCCGCCACACCGCCCCCACCGCAGCCCCGCGGCCGTAGTCGTCCTCGAGCGCCACGACCAGCGGCCCCGTCCCGAGGCCGGTCTCTTCGAGTTGCACCCATAATCCATCGGGCAATAACGGCTCCGTCGAACCCTGCTCCACCGTCTTCCGTAGCGGCCACTGGTTCAGCCACTGCGACCTGAACGACTGCTCCGGGTCGGGCTCCTCGGCGGCCGGGTCGACCTCGCCGAGCTTGGCGGCCTCCAACCGTTTCGAGATCAGCCGCTCCCGCTTCGACGTCCAATGCGGCGACGCCAACCTCCAGCCGGCCACATCGTCGAGCTGGGCGTCCTGGGGCGTCGACCACTCCACCAACAAATCCCCGTCGCCCTGCTCCAACCCGGCCAACGCCACCCGCCGGCGATCCAACATCAGCTCCGTGGCGAGCCGGTGCGCCGTCGACACCAGCCACAGCTGCGGCTGCAACCTTTCCACCATCGTCGGCGTCAACCCATCCTCGACCGTGGCCGCCCGCACCTTCCACGCCTCATCCACAGCCGCCACGCTCACCCCGTAGCCGTAGACGGCCTCCTTCGCCCGGATCATCCACCGCGACCCATCCTCCAAGCGTTCGATCTGCTCCTGGCCGTTCACCTCGGTGACCTTGTAATCGTCCCGGCGAGCCTTAGCCCACGCCCTCACCGGCCGTTGGATCTCCTTGCAGATCGCCACATCCTTGCCGGTGTGCATCACGTCCTGGGGCTCGCCGAAACGGTCGCCCTGATGGATCCGCCACAACAACAACTCCCTGAGCAGCCACGACTTCCCCAACTGGCGAGCCATCGACAACACGACGGTCTCCCAGACCAGCTCGCCCTTGCTGTCCACCTCGAGCATCCTCGTGGCCGCCAACCGTTGCCACCACCGCAGCGGCGGCCGGTCAGAATGAGCCTTCGAGAACGCCACAAACTCGTCGCCGAGCGAACCAACCGCTCGAGGATGGGGCACCGTCATCAGCCTGGGCCACACAGCGTCCGCCGGCACCTTCCGTAGCCGCTTCAGCCAGGGCACGTCCCACCGGTCATCGCTCGCCTCGAGGCCGTCGCGCTCAGGCTCGACCTCGGCCGGGCCGACCTTCCACTGGACAGCCGTCGCCCGGTTACACCGCCTGTGCTCAGGGCCGACATAGCGCGACCGGTCGCCCGGCACATGCCCCAGATCCCACGGGTCGCCAGGACGAATCAGCTCATGGCACCTGGCGCACCTGACCGTCCCCTTCGCCACCTCTGGCCTCCACAGCGCCCGTCTCTTCTGATGCTGGGTGCCATAGCCCCGCTCTGACGTTGTCTGGCCTGGCATCGGCTATAGGGGGTGAAAATCGTGACTGAAGCGGGGCTCT